GTTGGCGTAGCAGTTGCCGTGGGTGTTGGCGTAGCAGTTGCCGTGGGTGTTGGCGTAGCAGTTGCCGTGGGTGTTGGCGTAGCAGTTGCCGTGGGTGTTGGCGTAGCAGTTGCCGTGGGTGTTGGCGTTGAATCTAAGTCATAATATAGTCCATAAATGCTATTGTTTATTGAGCCTATATAGTTTAAATTTAAAACATTATATGTGTATCCAACATCGATCAATGCAGGTGTTGCCGTTGCAGTGGGCGTGGGCGTGGGCGTGGCTGTTGATGTTGGCGTGGCTGTATTTGTTGCTGGTATTATATAGAATTCACTAAAACCATCCACGAGTGCTGATATTCTTTTTGTGCTAAAGTCTGGTGCTTTTGGACCGTTAAGTACAGTTGAGTCTGTGGTTTGTCCGTTTGAAACCCGAAATATTCTACATGAATTAAAAATTTCTTGCGAAATACCTTCCGGAAGGTAAAAATCAATAACCACCACGCCAGAGAAATTCGCAGTTGAATTTATCGAAAAAGATGCTAAAGAGTCTCCAACCACGAAATTGGCTGGGAGGTCTGGTGTGCCTAGGTTTGGATTTATCACACTTACAGTAGTTACCCCAGAATTAACAACAGAGTCAAAATTTAAAGATATTCCTATGTCAGAAGGTTGTTGTTTGGGAACAGAAACCACAACATCTGATCCAATCGAAGTCTCCAACAATAATGCAACCTGCGTAGGAGTTGGTGTGGCACTCGCCGTTGGTGTGGGTGTTGGAGATGCGTCTATTGTGCGCAAAATACGAAATTCCGCCCCGGTTTTTTTTACGTAAATTTTTCCGTCGTTTTTGTATTTTGTTTTATATGCCATATTGCTCTAAATTCGCGCTCCCATATCTATTCCCGCCGCTAGAAAAGTTAAATGTACTTGAAAAATACACCTGTGGAATCTAGTCCACCTGAGAACATTATTAGAACCGTTGGCTTTTCCATGCTACTATTTATAAAAATAAAAATCGGAATAAATGTTAAATTTCTTCTAAACTTAAGTCTTCAACAGGATTTGTTTTTTGATCTGACACAGCAGGTTTTGGACTTTCAAAAGAATTAGTTCTGAGTTTGTAACCCGAGTTGAATGTCCAGAATTCAGAGTCAGTCTTCGGAGGATAAGTACTAGGATCATTAAAACGAAGATTGGGATACTTATTCATCATCAAGTTGTTTCTTGGTGTCGCAGGCCAATCATTCGGTTTCAAAGGAACTTTTTCAACACCGCCAGTTCCATACAACGATCGCCATATATTCGACGCAGAGTCAGAAGTACTATTTTTTGCCGGTGCCAATACCCCATTCGCTTTCGTTACCAACTCAAGAGCAGCCATGTAAAGTTTTTTACCATGTCCTTTTCCCTGAGGCTTAGCCCAAACCCTAGTTACCCTGTATATGCCCGGGTTTTCGCTGTCCTTTTTCGCATACAACGACCCACTCGCATCAGATCCTTGATAAGTCAATTCAAATTCATTCCCCGTTTGCCTCGTCTTTATATCTGACTGGTTATTCATCCACTCTTTGAAATTAAACATGAATATATCTACACTTCTTATAAAAAATACATAAATAAAGCATGACATTCAAAACATGGATCGAGTCATCCGAACCCGATCTCAAATACCTACTCGAACCAGCAGGAAAAGTCCCACAAATCGGACCGGAAAAACAAATCGGAAATGCAAAAGATGGATCCGTCAAATTCATCTCGCCAAACGGATCATTCAGATACGTTAGATACGTAAATGGAGAACCAGTCAGCGCCATACAAATCGTATCTAAAGATGGAAAAAACGCACAAATAGCAAACGTATATACACGACCAGAATATAGAAGACAAGGATTCGCAAAAGAACTTCTTAATAGAGCAAAACAAGGATTTGAATTTATTACCCACTCCAAAGACCTCTCGACTCTAGGAGCAATTTGGAAAACAAAAGTTGAATGAGGCAAGCATGAAATTTTCAGAATATGTTGAGAAAAAAGATCAAAAACAATTAATTGAATTTTTAACTAAAAACAATGTTGATTTAAGTAAAGTTGATATACAAATTCTTATAGAATCTGGCTGGTGGGATGCTGCCAAAAAAGGTCTGAGAACAGGAGCTTTGCTGGCCGCCATGCCCGCTATTTCTGGCGCTAATTGGATGCCTCCAAACGAATTGCCAAATCCACAACCATATAAATTCTCTGCCGAAAAATTAGTAGACAACAAGCAAAGCATAGAAGACCGAGAAGCGGATAAAGCGTACATCAATGCAGGCGGCCCAAAGTTTCAAAAAACCCCAGAAGCCGCAGAGCAGTTCTTAAAATTCAGATCAACTCCACAACACAAAGAAATTTTGAAAAGAGCAGGATTGCCAAGCAATTATATGCCCTCGACAATAAGACATTTTGCTTATGGACAAAAAATATCAACAGTCGAAGAACTTTCACAAGAAGAAGTGAACATTATGCAAGGCGAAATGAGAAAACATTTCGGTAGGGAAATGTTCGTCAGACTTGTCGGAGCAGAAGACACAGTTACAGGCGGCAAAACAATATTAATAGATATCACTGGAACAGTAATGGCACTCAATGAAAATGATGCCATTAAAAGAGTCGAGATCGTTGTTCGCGAAATTGCAAAAGATAGAGGATACAACTTAAAAAACTTTGAAGATTTAAGTAAACATCATGGCATAGAAGTCAAACAAGCACCAAGAAGCACAATAGATTTTGTACAACAAGAAAACAGCGGATCGCAACCAATAAAAGTTAAAGTAAGAATAACATTAAATCAATAAACATCAAATATTTCAGACCTGCTCCACCCTCAAGGAATCAGCGCTAGAAAAACCGAGGCTGACCGGATTTAAATTCAAGGCGTCCTGAACTCCATCCTGATTCCAGTCGCAGTAAATGAGGACAAATCCAATGGTTCCGTCTGGCGAATTGCCACCAACCGGAAGATTCGACTGCGAAGTCAACTGCTCCACAAGCCGCCAGGTCACGACCCTAAGACCACTCGCCAACTCCAAGTGAACGGTGATCCCGAGATCCCGCAGACGAGTCCCGACACCCAATGAATATCCGACATTCCCCACAGGCTGGGCGACAGAAGTACTCTCAAACACTTCATTGTAAAAGTCATACAGATGGTCAATGTCCTCGAAAACTATCTTCTTGTCCTCCTCAACTATGGATGGAGAAGATTCCCTGAAGTCCCTCAAGACCGAATTCATGTCCGCAACCGGATAAAGCCATATCGTGTCTATGACAGTCTTCCATCCCGAGACGTAAGAAACCACGTCGTCGTAGGACTCGCCGTCCTTCCTGCTTCCGACAACCTTGACGTTGCCCTGCTGATCCCTCGTCATCACCATGTTGACGGTCCTCTGCAAAGACACCCCGTTCAAGACGCTGGTGTCCAACCCGCCCTCAGTAGCAATATTGGTAAACGCAGGAGTGAGATCAACCGTATATTCAATTGGATTTGTGTAGTTCATACAATTATTTATGAAATCACAAATCGCTCTTAATGTGAGTGCGGAAGGGATTTAGACCGACTGCCCTTTCAAAAGGGATTTAAAGTTTAAAAGATGCAAGGTACCGTACGGAATATTTTTTCAACAGACGCACGCCAAATTTATCATAAACAAATAATAAATAAATACAAAGGCATCCAAACAAGGAGGACAAACATGCCAGCAACAACCACAGAAGGCACAGGCCACGGATCAGTCGAAGAAATCAGAAGAAAAATACATAACTCACTCGTCAGGGAAGATAATATTCTTCCAGAACTATTAACAAGATCGTCAGTATTCGTCCCAGTCGGAGCAGTAGTTGCCTACGGCTCAAGTAACGCCCCGAAAGGATGGCTGAGCTGTCTCGGCCAAGAAGTCCATAGAGGAGATTACCCCGATTTGTTCGCTGTGATCGGAACAACATACGGCGTAGGAAACGGAACTACTACATTTAATTTGCCAAACCTATCGGGCAGAGTTGTCGTAGGTCAGGGAACCGGATCGGGTCTAACAGCCAGAGCCATGGGAGCCACCGCAGGAGTAGAAACTCATGCATTGAACGTCAGTGAGATGCCAAGTCACTCTCACACATCCAACGCAGTGGGAAACACCGTGGGTCTAATCAAAGCAGACGGATTAAACACGGCAGTCGCTACAGACGCCTCGTTAGTAGAACCTAATATATACGCTGCACCTGTTGCACTGACCATAGATAATACTGGTAGTGGAACTGCTCACAATAATATGCAACCATTCACAGTTTTAAACTATATCATTAGATATGGAAACAAAAACTAACTAATTATTATTAGATAACTTTGAGAACGGCTCCCGGGGAAACTTGGGAGCCGTTTTTATTTGTCGATAGGCCTTTTTTCTTTGGCCTTGTATTTCTCGTTGGCCGCTTTCCTCCTGCACTCCTTGCACTTGCTGGCGTAGCCGTCCGAACGGCCCTTGTCAGTTCCGAAATTGTCGAAAGACAAGACCTGCTTGCACCCGAGGCACTCCTTGCGTCCTGAAGCGGCGTGCGGGTTGTCCTTCTTCTTCTTGGGCCTGCTGCCCGCTATATGGCCTCCCTCGCGCTCGCAGATGTACCGGCCGTTGCGGGCTATGTTCTTGTCGTGAGTCAATCTAAGGGCCTCGTGGGTCGCCTGGCAGTACTCGCAGAAGACGGAGACCTTGTCGGTGGCGATGTGGGTGTCGTAGAATTTCTTAGATCGCTTGACGCTAGACGCTTTCTTCGCCTCTTTCCACTTGGGATCGCCACGCTCCGCTAAGAACTCTCGAGCCCAATCTATTATTTTGCCGGCGTCGTCTAACCCAGAATGATCCTCCGTCCAAACCTTGAAGCCCATCTCTTTTTCAGCCGAATACTTCCTTGACTCCTCCACTTGCTCGACCACGTCCTCCTCTCCAAGCCTAGACTTGGGCTTGACCTCCAATATTTCTTTCTTACCATCCAAATAGACCACGAAAAGATCAGGATTTCTGAACTTTCCCTTGGAGTCCTCGAAGCACTCGCCCCTGTCGTAGGAGACCACTTCGGCATCTTCCTCCAAAAGGAAAACGCATCTCAACTCATAGGACGATCCGTAATATACGTCCTTGCCGTTCTTCTTAGACTTGAAATATCCCCTGATGTGAGATTGTTTGAAATCTCCGTTCTTGTTCTGGTTGGCGCACTTCTCGGACAACTTCTTGGTCCAAGAAACGAAAGACTCGTTCAGAGGGAACACCCACCTCTTCTTACCCTTGTCCCAAAACCTCACCAACCCCCTTTGCTTCGCCCATTGCGACTCGGTCATTCCCGCTGGACACTTGGACGAGGATTTCATCTGACTCTGCTTGCTCAATCTCCTGCCCGACTGCAAATCCACATAAAAATAGTCGGACTTGTGCTCCTTCTCCATGTAGAACCCGAGGACTTCATACACCTTCCCGTCGCTCAGCCTATTGTCGCTGAAGCTGATTATTTCGTCGTACTTTCTCTCCTTGGCCCACTTCATCGCCTCGCCGAACAACTTGCTCGCGCCACCCCGAACAATCGCTCCCGCCCTCACGCAGAACCGATCAAGAACAATCCTGTTCTCCGATATGTTCCTGCTGTGCCGACCCAAAGACATGACGGCGACCATCCCCGAATCGTGGAACAAACCGAAGAAAACCAACGAAAGGTTGTTGGAGCCCTGTATGTGGTGGTCCTCCAGAAAGGGCCTTGCGTCCAAACCCGAAATCTCTTTCACTACGCAGTCCCTGGCATTCAACTTCTCCCCCTCTCCACTTTTTGAGGCCAAGAAGCCCAAGACTTGTTTTCGTCTCTCGGACCATTCGTCCGAGAATATCAGCACTCCAGCCCCCCAATCCTTCTTTTCGGCATTCGCCACTTCGCCCAAATCAACCAATATATAATCCATTTTCTGCCCTTTGATTATTTTTTCGTTTGTGGTACTATTACTAATATAGTAACTTTCACAAGGAAATCAAGATGTATTTGGAAGAAATCAGCAAAAAACTGCAGGCTCACGAGGTCAAGATCAAATACGACTGCGACGGAGGCTTTGACGAATGCGGGCGGGAAAGGATGCTCAAGCTCCGGTACGCCGATAAGAACTTCAGGGACAACGACGGGAAACACATCTGCCGCAGGTGCTTCCTGAAGAACAAGAACCCCATGAAAAAGAAGGAGACCAAGGATAAGGTCAGAAAGACCTGCCTTGAGAAGTACGGCACGGAAATGCCCATGAACAAGCAAGAATTCGTCAAGAAAAGGAATGAAAAATTCAAGGACGAGGAGTTCAAGAAGCAGTGGGTGGAAAAGCGCAAGAAGACTTCGCTGGAGCGTTACGGAGTCGAGCACCCCATGCATCTCGAGGAGACCAAGGATAGGCAGAAGAAGACCATGCAAGAAAAATATGGAGTTGATCACCCATATCAATCTTCCGAAATCATGGCGAAGATGAAAGAAAACAATCTGAAAAAACACGGAGTAGAAAACGTCGCCCAGTTGCCCGAAGTTCAAATAAAAATGGCAAAAACAACCTTGGAAAGATATGGAGTTGAACACTACAACCAACTCCCCGAGATGAAAGACTACCTGCGTGAGAACTGCCGGGACTGGCTGGCCGAGTCGTGGGCCAACCCTTGGGCAAAGGGCATAGTTAGACCAGAGGAATGGAACCAGAAGCAGAGGGAGACCATAACCGAACTAATACTTCAAGGAAAGTGGAATGCTGGGCACAAGAACACTTGGCGGGGCAATTACGATTCTATAAAGTGCAAGAAGTCCAATCCCATGTTCAGGTCTGGATTTGAATTGATTTACCATTGGCACTTGGACCATTCAGAATTGGTTGAATGGTACGATTATGAACCCTTCTGTATTCCCTACAATAAAGATAATGGTAATGTAGGTCTTTATTTTCCTGATTTTTTGGTCAAGTACCAAAACAACTCAGTTTTGTCTCTTTGCGAAATCAAAGCGGATTATCTTCACGATAGTCTGGAGACCCAGATGAAGTACGATTGTGCAAGAGAATATGTCAAAAACACTCCCAATGTCGAGTACAATATTTTCTTGAAGAAAGACATCCATGCCCTAGGCATCAATCTTCTTGATATATTGGGCAAAAAGGAAGTCGTGGTTACGCACAAACCATATGAATGAAAACAAAAAACCCTCGGCATTTCTGCCGAGGGTTTCTGTTCGTAACTCCTTGCGTAGCAAGGGTTTCCGCTAAATCACAAAATTTGCTATGCTGAGGCGGGCGTAAAACTTTGCTCCCTCTCTAAGCAACTTTTTACCGTATCGAGTCAGGATTCCCTTGCGTGGGCAAAAGGACTCTGGGTCGAGTACTACTGGAGTCTGGGTGAGTGGCACGTATGGGCAGTAGAAGTAACCACTGTCCATATAGCTGTCGCCCTTATAACCCATGAGGATCTGTCCGGTTGGGAACAGTGGATCCTTATAGAGTCTCCAACGGTTGTTCACTGTGCCGACATACTGAATGCCGAGCGAGCTTGTGAAGCCTTCCGAAGGAGCCGGAGCGAAACCAGCGGTGGCTGTCTCGAAGATCGAGGCAACTTCTGGGCTGGTTACGAGCCAGTTGCATCCGCCACGAAGCGTCTTGCGATGCACGACGTTCGAGACTTCTACGACCTTGACGTAGAGCGACTCATACTTTTCCTTGATGGTATCACCAAGGGCAGTATTGAAGTCCCACGAGGCGACTGTGCCCGCATTATTGCGGAGGTCGCTGAGAACTTCACGGTCGATCTCGAGGTTGATCTCTTGCGCCAATACGGCGGTGAGTTCGGCCTCGGCGTCGAGGTTGTGCTGGCTGCGGAGGTCCTGTTGGGCCTCGTAGCTCCACACTGCCTTGAGCTTTCTGGTCTTGGCAGCGATCTCTTCCGATTCAACGACGAGGTTGATTTCGGGGAGATCTTGGTTGCATTCCATGTTGTACTCATACGAGACAACAACACGGTTTGGACCTGGATCACTGTTCCAAGTCATGCCAAGTTCACCTGTGGTGAGGTTGAGCGTACCGGCGGTTGCCTTAGCGGAAGGAGTGCCGATGTCGCTGAACGTGAAACTGCCATTTTCCGAGACCACGAAGGTCTGGACGGCTACGTTTCCGTCGTATACTGTTCCGGTCACTGTTCCGGCAAGAACCGGTGTGTGCTCGAGAACAAATGTTGACGATGTGCCGCCGGCATCAACACTGCTCGACTCGTTCTCAACGAACTGGTGCGAGTAGTACACGCTCAGGTTGGCATCGCCACTGGCGAGCTGCTGGAGCGAGTTGGCATCGTCGCCTGGGAAGCCACTCTTGTTGGCTCCACGGACGCTGCCCTTGTTGCTGCCGTATCTAAAACGGAGGTAGTACACTAGACCGGTTGGGCCAAGTAGTGGCTGAACCGAGACTACCTTGTTAGCGATAAGCTGCGGATAGATTCTACGAACGAGTGGAATCGAGATTCTCTTGAACTGGGCTACGTCGCCCGAATCAGTAGAACTCTCGTTGATGAGCCTCTGGTTTTCTAGGAGAACGGCAGTGCAAGAACGTGTGTACTTGTCGCTTATGTTCTCTAGCAAACCTGTCTGTGCCCAACGAGATTCCAGCTCTCTTGCTTCATTTAGAAATTTAGCATTTGCTTGCATTTGATTTTCTCCTTGGTTATACTAGATGGTAAAATTAGTCGTTGTTTTTCGTTCCTGCTAAGACCTGCATTTGACGTAGCAAGTCGGGATCGAGACTTTCGACTAAAGTTGTGTCAACGTTAGTGTTCTTTTCTTCGGTCTTTTTGCCATTCCATTCGGCAACTATCTCCGAATCGTTGACGGCACGTCCTCTCCCCTGCACATTCTTCGCTTTTTCTGCTCTTTCTTTCTTCTCTTCCTTGACCGATTCTGTGATTACCTTTTGGCTTTCACGGACGGCTTCGGTGAGTTTCGTATTTTCCGCACTGAGGCGGATGTTTCTAGCTTCGAGGATCTTAACTTGGCTCTTGAGTTCTTCGAGCTTTGTTCCGATTTCCTCTACTTTAGTATTGTTTACATTGCTAACGCCTTCTTCGCCGATGAATTCAGATACGCATTCGACGATTTTATCGAGGGCGACCTTGTGTTCAGCGGTTCTGGGGTCGTTGCTGACGTCATTTTTTGCGGCTTCGTATATTTCTTGGCCTTTGTACTGTAGGAACTGATCAACTTTGTCGACCATGTATTCCTTCATTTCTTGGAGTTTGGTGTTGAACTGTTCGTACATCTCGACTTCGAGATTTTCGTTCTTACCTTTCTCCGCAACTAGCATTTGGTAGGCTTCTTCGTATCCTTCTTCCATGCTTAGTTCGAATTCTTTTTGTTGTGTTTCGAGACGACCACGGAGGTCTTCGATGATGGCGTAGGCTTCTTTGTAGCCTTGGTACGCTGTCTCTTCGGAGGTCTTGAGTTCGTCCGAGAGTTCGGCATAAGCCTCTTCGAGCTTGCTGCTATATTCCTGTTCGTAGGCTTGTTTTGCGCCTTCGAGTTCGGTCTTTACAGCTTCGGTTACTTCAGCGACTGCTTCTTCCGGGAGCAGCTTTGTTAGAGCCTCAACAATTTTTTCCATTAGTTCAACCTCTCTTTAATTTCTTTAGCTTGTTTCTGGACAATCCCACCGATTGCAGCAAGAATTAGCTCTTTGCTTAGAGTATGTATGCTGCTGGATTCATTTTTCACCAACGCGGTCTCTCCGGACGTTGTGGTTTGGTTTGCGCTTTCCTTTGAAACCACCTTCTTTTGGAAAGCTTGGCTTGTGCTTGGGTCGGCAACCGCGTCGAAAGTTATGAGTTTGTAGCTCTCACCTATGACGAGGATTCCTTCTTCGTTCACTTTGCCATTACCTACCCCTCGGCTACTGATACCAACTCGGACTCCGTCGTTGATGAGTGCCTTGAGGATCTTCCCGTGGGGTGTATTAAGTATGATTCCTTCGCCCATGAGTGTTTTGCCTTCCCACCATAGTTTTGTTATTTTGTGGCTTGCATTGGCGAAGTGTACTATGCTATCGGTTGGGTGGTCGAGTTCTCCAATGAGTCCGCCACCTTCTATTGCTTCATTGAGTGCTTTGACATTATCATCGAGCACACTGAAGGGATATGTTCTTTTATTTTTGTTAACTGCATCTGCTTCTTGGAATTTGCCACGGAACTTTACGATAGTAGATCCTTGTGAGGAAGACTCGTGCAGATCCATTTCGTTAAGGATTGCGCTTGCTCCTCCCATGATCAATCTGTTTTCGTATACGACTCCGGGCGTCCTGTCGTGTTCTACCAATAGTTCCATCGAATACCTCCTTGTTTATTCTTTGACGGATTCAGGTGCAGCAGAATCTTTTACGTAGGGATTCTGAAGGTTTGGCCAAGTTTCGTTGTCGCCCCATTGAGCAAGTTGATCACTGTCTGAGTCAACATCTTTTTCGCCGGCGATTTTGTAATCTCCTGCTTTTGGCACGTAGGGATTATCGAGACTTGGATAAACTCCTTCGCCTCCGAGGTTGCTCCATCCACCGGCGGCTAGTTCTTTGGCTGCATCGCCTTGAACTTCTTTTCCGTCGCTGGTGTGGTGTTGCTCGGGTGTGTTTCCTTCCATATCTGCTGGCGACTGTGAGTGCTTACCTTTCTTAGCAACTTCGGGATGTTCTCCTTCGGCGCTTACGACTGGTTCGTTTGTCTTCCATTCTTCTCCCATGGTTCCTTCTACGATGTCGTAGAGCCATTCTGCGGCTTCTGCGAGCACTTCAAGAGAAAGATCAGATTCATTCTTTACGATTGGAAGTAGTTCATCGAGGTGAGTGGCAGTTTCTTCTGCTACGACTTCATTGTTTTCTTCCTTGGCAAGTTCATGAACTTGTCTGAGGGCTTCATAGACATCGACGAATGCTTGCATTTCTAGAGCCGAAGATTCGTCAAGGCTCTTGTAATAGGCATTTACGGTGTTCTTGAATTCCGCATACTTGTCCGCTGCGGATTCGTTGATTTTGGCGCCCGCGAGTTTGACGATCTTACTTACGCGATCCACGAAGTTATCATGGATTGTGCGGAGAATGCCTTCCGCTAGGAATCTGCATGTCTCATCGTCATAGTTGCTCGCGTTCGCTGATTCGAGAACGTTTTTGATCTTTCCTGCGAGTTCTTCTTCTGTGAGATAGATTACACTTGGAAAGTTAGCTGATATTCTTTCGATGCATTCTTCTGTTGTCTTGTTGTCAGAGAGAGCATTGAAACGCTTGAGTTCGACAATTTCGTTGCTAAACTCTTTGTTTTCGTGAATTTTCTTGCTTTCGTTTCTCTTGACGACAACGTCAGTGTTGAGAGTTTTCCAATTGAATTTGAGGAGTTTGGCTTCGTTTCTGAGTTTCACAGTGGGAACTCTAACTCCGACTATTTCTCCGCCATTCTTTAGAACTTGGCATTGATCTACAATTGGACCATTTTCGTTTAGATCAACATATCCGAGAACATTTTCTGCGATTACGCGCCATTCTCCGATTGTCTTCTTTATTCTGGCGCGTCTTTGGGCGAGAAACTTTCTGAGTCCTTCGGGTAGTTTTTTCTGGTTTATTTTCTTACTACGCATGCGCTTGGCAGTTTTTCCAGCGCTTTCGTGTGAATGAGGAGTGACATTCCAACGAGCCTTTTTGTAGCCTACGATCTTTGTTTTTCCTCCGACCTTTTTTCTGATCGGAACAACGCGCATTTTCTTGACTTCATTGAAAATTCTTTTTGTTCTTGGGAGACCCATCCATTCGGCGAAGAGTTCGTCAGCCTTGGCATTATTTGATTCGATGAGCGAATCAATCATTTGGGAGATGACTTCTTTGCTTTTTGCGTGTTCTGTTTCTTCGTTAATTACGAGTTGTTCAACGTTATCGAACTGAACATGGCCATTTTTAATTTGAAAATCAGCGTGAACATAGTCACCGTCTACTGTTTCAAATAGGGCGCTTTCTGATCCGTAGGAATCAAGGGAGAGTCCTTCGAGTTCGAGTGTTCTGGCGAGAAGGGGCGCTGCGGCCTCGAGTTCGCGTTGGACGCTTGAAAGCGATTCTGTCTTGATTTTGCTGAAAGCGTCGAAGTCGATGAGTTTTCTTTTCATATCTTATTATGCTCCTAGTCTTTTTTGGTCCCGAAAGCCATACACATAGACCTATATAGTCGCTCCGGGCTTCTTTTTTGATCTCTAATTACCGAAACAGAAATAACTAATAGGTATAGTATGCTTCAGGAACCATTTTTTTCGGTTATTGGAGTTGCATTTTTGCTGAAGTTCTATAAAATAGGGTGATGGAAACAAATTTTAACCCTTATGCTCGCAAGGTTCACACCAACGATTACGGCGTATATTTCAATCTTCTTTATTATTATTGCAACAAGTACGCGGCACAGCCTTTTATTCATGAAGTTAATTTTTCTATAAACGAAAGCAGTATTAAAAAAATTGAGAAAATGGGCGCAAAACGCATTTTCTCCTGTGAAAATGAAAAGTTTATTGATGAAGAACGTTCCGTGAACAACACGGAAGTTTGTTTTGAATTTGAAGATGTACTGTGTTTTTTCTATAGAAGAGAGAGTATCGTCAGTCGTTTTGTGATGGAGTATGAAGATGGCGTGGAAGATGAAGAAGAAGATCTGAAAGAGGCGTCTGCATATCGGTGTAAAATACTTTTCCAAAAAAAGGAAAATATGGAAAAGGTTCGATCTTGCATAGAAAGAGACCCGGAACCAAAGAAACACAGCAATGTTTATCTTTTGTGTAGTTCGGATGGCATGCTTGCCCTTCAACGGTTCGATATTAAACTCCCGCAGAAGAAAATAGATTTAAAGTTAAATTATGGCGAAGCAGCATCTGATAAATTTGACAAAGTAATAAAATGTCTGAGTAAGAACAAGAATGGACTTGTTCTGTTTTCAGGAGATCCTGGTACTGGGAAAAGTACATTTATCAAGTATCTTACAACCAAAACCACTAGGAAAGTAATCTATATTTCTAGTGCTGCTGCCGAGCAACTCACCAATCCGGATTTTCTTAGTTTCATAATGAGACACAGAAATGCTGTGCTTCTATTAGAGGATGCGGAGAAAGTACTCCGGAGTAGAGAATCTCAAGATAATGAGGCTATTAGCAACATTCTTAATATTACGGATGGAATTTTAGGCGACTGCTTGAATATCATGGTCGTTGCAACATTTAATATTGATCGAGAAAATATAGATAAAGCCCTTGTGAGAAAAGGAAGACTTCTTGTTGAACATCACTTTAGTCCTTTAAAATCCGAAGAGGCTAACCTTGTTCTAAAGTCTCTTGGTTCTTCAAGAAAAGCCGAGTCTCCTATGACTCTTGCTGAAATTTATAATGAAGACGAAAACTTTCACGAAAAAGAAGAAAAGAGAAAAGTTGGTTTTTAGTTTTCCTCTTTTTCTTTAGCTTTAAGTTCTTTCTCAAGTTCTTCTAGTTGCTTGTATAGTCTTTTTCTCTCTTCTACGCCGGGCCAATCCGATGCGATGTATGATCTTATTTCGCATATTTTGTTTTTAATTTTGAAGAGATCCAACTACCCCTCCTCGCTCCAATCTATTTCTTCACTATCTATTGTTCTGCTATAGTCTTCTATTCCTAAGTTATATTTTTTAATATCTTCTTCGGAAGGCTCGGGAAGTGGTTCTGGTTTAGATTGGGTTTCCTCTTGTTCAGGTTGTTCTGATGGTTCTTCTGGAGTTTCCTCTTGCGGTTGTTCTTGAGACAATTCTAGATTAGGAGTCGGTCCTCCTGCTTCCGTACCCATCTCAGGCTCGCCAGATTGTGGTCCTGGTGTCCCCACGCCGAGTAGTTGTGGATTTTGACCTATTATCTGAATCTTGAGATCTTCGATTTTTTGAATCTTGTTTCTTGCAACTATTCTTTCTGCTTCGTCCTGTGGGATCTTCATATATTTTGTTAAAAGATCAAAATCGCTCATCAGAGTGCTTGATTTGAGAGTCGTCACAGCGCTGATTCTGTTGTTCATTACTTCGGCTTCACTCAATTCTCTCCAACTTGAAGGAGGATTCATTTGTATTTTAAGATCTTCAAATGATTCTTGAGGAAATCCACGCATTTCAAGGTGTCTCTCACAGACTTCTAAAATTCCATCTTCTAAGGTTGCTTGTATTCTTTCGATCATTCTTGCGAATCTAGCATCTTGAGCAGACAAGGTGATTCTTGTTGCTCCGACATCTTCATTGCTGAGATAATTCTTTGGAAAGTTCAGAGCAGTGAAAAGTTTATTTCTGAAATAGAGTGCATCATCGATCTCTCCTAGATTCTGGGCTCCAGGAAGTGTGTCTATTCTTGTGTTTGCATTAGGTCTGATAGGAATCCAGTAATCTTCATCAGCCGCTGGAGCGTGCCATCTTTCGTCTACGGCATTTGCTCCCTGTCCGGTTCCTGTTCTTGTTTGAACTTTTTTCTTTCTGAACTGGTCCTTCATTCGTTCGACAAATGCTTCTGCCTTGAATGGCGGCAATTGGCCAACATCGATATAAAAAACTCTTCTTTCTGGACTTCTTGTAAGACGATATACCATCATTGCGTCTTCCATGAGTCGCAATTGATGTGCTGGACCTCTTGCTGGTTCCATAAGGCTTTGACCGTATGGGTAGAAGGTTTTTCTATCTTCTCCAAGGAACATATGAATTACTTGAGATGGCGCGAATCTAATTGCTGTAGACTGCATAAGTTCTTGGTCAGTGGCTGTTGTGACATTACTTCTTGTTAATGCCTGATAGTCTGGACCTTCTCTACTTTGCTGGTATTCGACAACTCTTCCTTTGGTTGTAACTATCTTGTACATACTTTCCGCTGGAAGTTCTTGAATTTTTAATATTCCTTCTTTGGGATTGGTTGGATCTGTTATGAGTTCATAAAAACCGTCACCGAATACGCAGAGTTTTTTGACCATCTGCCAAATTTTTCTATTAAGATTTAGCATTTTTCTGTTGAAACAAAGAAATTCTAATTCTTTTCTAACTTCTTCGTTGTCAGATTCAATTTTGAATATATCGCCGTCTTCATTTTTCTGGCAGTTATGCATGACAACTGAATCGGTGCAGAAATTTTCATGATCTTTGACGCTCAAATCATAAACTTGCACTTCTGGACCAGGTAATATTCCTAGAACTTTTCTTTTATCTTCGTGTTCGCCTAGCCATTTAAGCTCTCTTCCACTAAACCCTTCCCTTGTTATCCAGTTATGCACACTCTTCCATGGATGTCGCATGATTTTTTCAACTGATTTGCATGTTGTTCCTGCCGCAATGAGTCTGCTTGCTTCATTTAATTTCTTGTATTTTTCCTTGGTTCTTTTATCTCTCCATTCGTCAATGAATTGTCTTTCGTGCTTCCATCCGTTAAATGTGAATATTCTTGGAAATTGACGATTTTTTGCTTTAGTTAAATTTCTATTCGGATCTAGCCTATAGAATGGCATCAATTCATCGCCTTCCTTTAGATCTCCTGCTTCGATCCATTCTTGATCTCGTTTTAATATGCGATGATCCGTTGTTACTGTGAAGGTGTGGCCATCATCCATCAAAACTTTAATAGTTTTAGATTTCTTTACCTTCCTAGGTTCATATGCCCATCCAAGGGTATAGTCTTCTTTGTCAAAGTCCCAGCAGTACACCAAAAATGGACTTGGATCTTTTTTCCATCTATCTGTAAGCCACTCTATGGTTCTTGGTCCATCAAAAAGGGTTGATATTCTTGTTTCTCCGGCTATGCATGCTTCATCACTTATGACGGTCATTGCCATTTCGACTTCCGCAACGCTTCGGAGCCTTTCGTATTCTTTGTATCGAGACTGTCTATTTGTAACAGTTGATAAATCTATAAAATCATTGCTGTCGTGGAGTCTTAATTGAGATTGTCCAGCACTGTATTGATCTCCTCTAAGGTCTGGCATGGCATCTGGGACAACCATGCCTGCGCCTGTAATCTGACTATTATCCACTCTTTCGATCGGACCTTTTTCGAATTGATATGTCCAAAGTTTATAAAAATCCCACCAGGGCATCTGACCTCGCTTTTCTTTACTCTTATAATAGTGTTATGAAGAAAGTCTGCTTTATAGTTAGTCATCTGGGATCGGGTTCTGATGATCTTGTTCGTATAATTAATGACAACCCAGCATGTACTATTTATAATTCGCAAAATAGGTACGACAGCCCAGAATCATTAAATTGGATGTTTTCTAGCCCACACAAGCGGAGAGACAACTCGGCTATTTATGGCGATCATCTTCTTTACAACCCCAGCATGTCGCATAAATCGTTCTTTAATTTCTGTAAATTTATATATGTGATAAGGCCAGCCAGACCATCTTTAAATTCAATAATATCCACCCAGGGCAAAATCTACTCTGAGACTTATGCGGCAAATTATTATAGATTTAGACTTCGAAGGATTTGTGAAATGGCTCGCAAAACTCCGGACGCCCTTTTTCTTTCATGGGATGATCTTGCGAGTGGGCGTGCTTTTAGTACAATTGAAGAATATTTGGGATTAAATGATCCCATCAAAGTTAGCCATGAAGATTTCGTAGCGGATTATTCTGACTCTGTTCGAGAATCCATCGTAAAAGAGTCTCAAGACGCTTATGAAAGATACTATTACTATCTTAACAACATAAATTTGAAAAGGTGCGCATGATAAAATCCACGGAAACTTCTGATTTTGTAGTATATGATGATGTGCTGGAACAAGAACAATTTCTTTCTGTTTGGCAAGCAGCACAAGCAGAAGACTATTCCATGCCGCATATAGGAGGATGGTCAAAAGTTTGGAGGCTTACTGACGGCGCCTGTATTGGAAGCAAAAACTACGAGACAGAAAATGCTCCATTCAATAATTATATGGATCTCATGCTTTTTCTTGTGAAAAATGCTGCTGCTGCTAGTCCACAAATAATTACAAATTGGAAAACATTAACTTTAAGGTCTTATCTTTATCCAAGAGGCACAAAATTATCGTGGCACAATGATCTAGGATACGAAGGTGCGGCCATCTTTTACATACACCCGGAATGGGGATCAACTTGGGGCGGAGAATTGATGATTGCCTCAACTCCCCCAGATTTTAGTTTGCCCGCCCCACACCTTGATCATAAAGAAGAAGATAAATTTCTTTCTTTACATGGAATGGGAACTTACATCACTGCTAAGCCCAATCGTCTTGTGATCACCCGCCCAGGCGTCTGGCATTCTATTAATCGGGTAGATGACGACGCGGGCGACCATTGTCGAGCAACTATTGTGGGGTTTTTCAAGTCTTGAAAATATCTTTTTGTACCACATGCATGAATAGGCTTTTTCATCTTGAGCAAACGTATCTCAAGAATATACAAAATGCATCTTCTTATCCTGATGTTGAGTTTATCTTATTGGACTACAACAGCACAGATGGATTGAAAGAATGGGCAAAACAAAATCTTTCAAATCAAAGTGTGGTTAAATTTTTTAGAACTTCTGAACCGAGATATTGGGTTGCCGCCCATGCCAAAAACATAGCACACAAGATGGCTAGTGGCGATGTGCTATGTAATTTAGATTGCGATATTTTAATTCCCGAGGGATTTTGCGAATATATTAATGAAGCGTTTTCTACTGAAAGGAAGATTGTCATGAGTTTTAGTAGTGAAGACGCACATGGAAATAATGGATGCGCTGGAATAGTTGCTGCTTTGCGAGAGCACTTCTACTCAGTTAATGGATATGATGAGAGTATATCCATGGGGTGGGGTTGTGACGACATGAACTATCAGTTTCGAGTAAGGATGCAGAATGATCTTTTTTTGTTTGTTCCTCCCCCAATATGCTTGTGCATACCACATTCAAACGAAACGCGAACTGCAAATTGTCAACTTAAGAATATAGAAATGACAAGCGAAATGAGTTTTTCACTTTGTCAAGATGCTGCTCTGGCACAAGATTACGTTGCAAATAAATCTCACGATTGGGGAAAAGCAACGCTTCAAAGTCTAGAAGAAGGCTAATCCACCTCCCGGTCTAGGTTACGCTGTTTGTCTGCATCCTTCTGGAGGTATTGGAAAACATCCATCTTCTTCAAACAATCTTCTTCCTTCTTGTTCTATATTTTGCCAATAAATTCTCGCCAAATCCACAGCGTCCTCTTCAGACAACAATTCGCTTTCTTCCCATATTCTGTTATATGTGTCAACATACATGATATTTGGTTGAGCGCCCTGTCTTGAGACAAATTGTGGTTCTTTTCTGTGGATTCGCTTGACGACTACAGATTCTATATCGCCCAATCTTGCTTTTTTTCTTATGTACGCACGATCTCCTACAAGAAACAATGTTAAAAAGTTTTTTTTAAGGGACAGCCCGGCGCAGCCGACTACTCTTATAGTTCCTGTTGATTCGTATTGCATCTAAATATATGTATCATTTTGAATTGACAAAATAGATATTTTTTGACTCATTTATTGTATGTTTGCTAGAAAAGTTTTAGAAAATGGCGGAATAGTCAAGCCGCTTCTTGTTCCCCATCAAAATCTTAATGGCCCTTCTTTGTGCAATCCTTCTGTTCTGAACAAAGAAGGTGAAATTATTGTAAACTTACGCAACATCAATTATGTCCTCCACCACAGTGAGCAAGGCAAGTACGAGCATAGTTGGGGACCACTTTGTTATCTTCATGGAGAAAATGACCAAAGACTTTTTACTAAGAACATACTCTGCGTCTTGGACGACAAACTGGGCGTGGTTAAATTCAACACAATAGACACTTCTTTGCTGGATGAGACACCTCTTTGGGAGTTTGTTGGTCTTGAAGACGGAAGACTTGTTAATTGGAATAATGAAATTTATTTAAGCGGGGTAAGAAGAGACACAACTACAAATGGCCAGGGCAGAATGGAACTTTCCAAAATTTCTAGAAAAAATAAAGTTTTTGAGACTGAAAGAAAAAGAATACCTGCTCCGCCACCGGATACTAGTTATTGCGAAAAAAACTGGATGCCTATTCTAGATCAACCATTTACATATGTAAAATGGACCAACCCGACCGAGGTTGTAAAGTTCGATATGAAAACTGGATCTTGCGATACTGTTTTTCTTTCTGATCACAAGCCATTTCATACAAAAGATCTTCGGGGTGGATCACAAGTGTTGTCCTTGGGTGACAAATATCTAGCGGTAGTTCATGAAGTTGATCTTTTTAATTCAGAAGCAGGAAGAAAAAATGCTGTGTACCTCCATAGATTTGTTTTGTGGGATCAAAAATTTAATTTAATCGACGTGTCTGATTCTTTTTCTTTTATGGGCGGTAAGATTGAATTTTGTTGTGGAATAGCAGAAAAAAATGAAAATTTAATTATAACTTTTGGGTTTCAAGATAACGCTGCATTCATTGCTTCATTTCCGAAGAAAATGTTGAGTTTATTTTTGAAGGAGGCAATTTGAACGAAGTTGAATCATACCTGGAAAACCCTCTAGGCTCCCAAGAAAATTTACGCGTGGCTCGGTGGTATGAAACACAAAAACATCTTTCGCCTGCTTGTGGCTTTTATTTAAGAGCTGCCGAATTCTCTACAGATCCTAAAATTGTATATGAATGTATGATCAGACTTTATTATTGTTATTCTGCATTGGGAGATAGAGATTATACATGCGAGAACGTTCTGAAAACAGCACTGAAAACTATGCCCAAAAGTCCCGAGGCATATTTCCTTCTGAGTCAGTTTTATGAGAGAAAGAAGAATTGGATGGATTCTTATTTGTACGCATCTTTGGGGCTTGATCTTTCTGATAAAAATCCTTCTGATCTCTTGTTTGGGTCCGAATATGAACATGAATATATGTTGCTGTTTCAAAAGGCAGTGTCATCATGGTGGTATGGAAAGCCGAATGAGTCTAGAGAAATCCTCAGAATCTTAATTGAAAATTTTCGTCATGTGATGAATAATCGATATTTTTCTCTCGTTCAACAAAACATATCTTCTATAGGAAGCGGAAATGAAACGGAAAGTTCCGTTAAATATGACAAAAGCAAATACGAGTCTTATAAATTTAAATTTGATGGCTTAGAAAGCATAGGTAAAAACTACTCCCAAGTATGCCAAGACCTTTTTGTGCTCTCCGTATTAAACGGCAAAAGAGATGGAACGTATTTAGAAATAGGGGCGGCACACCCCTATCACAATAGCAACACGGCTCTCCTTGAGGAATTGGGATGGAAGGGGTTTGGAATAGAATTAAAAAAGGAATTGGTAGAACAATATTCAGTAAGAGGCAACAAGGTGATTTGTGCCGACGCCTTGGCTATGGATTATGATTCCATACTTGCTGATCTTGGCGAAGTAGTGGACTATCTTCAACTTGATATAGAGCCACCCAAGAATACCTTTGAGGCTATGCTTGCCATACCGTTTGAAAAATACAAATTCAGGGTCATAACATACGAACACGACCATTATGCGGATGTATCAGGCACTTATCGAGAGAAATCCAGGAGATTTCTATCAAACCTTGGGTATAAATTGGTCGTGAACGATGTGTCTCCAAACGAAAATTGCAGTTTTGAGGATTGGTGGGTCATGGAGGATCTCGTCAATATGGATATGGTTAAAAAAATCAAGAACGAGACCAGAGAGATAAATTATATTGGAAAAATCATGTTTGATGTGATTAAATAGCATATGCCCAAAATGGCGACAAGTGCCGTAGGGAGGGGGCCAGCGGCAACAACGATCACAGGCTTTACTTGGTGGGATTGCTGTTAAAACACAGAAACCAATCATATATAGAGAGTTATTCATGTTGACGCTGAAACAAATATGCTCCATCTACGCGACCGACAAGAACATCCTCCACTCTTATGTTGATAAAGTGTATGAGGATATCTTCAAGGACTTGAGATTTTCCACTCATAAATTATTGGAGATAGGTGTAAAGAACGGTGCCAGCCTATTCATGTGGAGAGACTATTTTGAGAACGCGCATATAATCGGCGTAGATAATAAGGACTGTCCACAAGCAAAAGATCGTGATCGCATAGAATTCATCTTGGGTAATGCCTATTCATACGAGATTTCTGACAGCGTCGGACAGGATTTTGACGTCATCATAGACGATGGCCCTCACACGTTGGAATCTATGTCCTTCGTGATCCTAGAGTACTTGAATAAGATCAGCACAAATGGAATATTAGTGATAGAGGATATACAAGACTTCCATTGGACTAATATTCTGAAGAGACAAATCCCCGAAGGATTCAAGTCAGATGTATATGACCTAAGGAAGGTGCGAGACCGCTACGATGATATACTTATGACCATAAGAAGACCATCATCTCCCATAATTCAATGCGACCGACATCAGTGCCGCACTCTCATCGTCCCGCAGACATGAGTTCAATAATGGTGTGTTTCATACCTTCCATCCAATGCTGAACCGCCAGCAATCTGCGTAGATCATGTGCCAACAGGGAACTTCAAATAATCTAACGTTCCAACCCTTCTTGTCTGGATCGTCGATAACTTCTCCATCCCTGTACCATTTCATTCCGCTATCGCCAGTTTCGCTCCATGACACATAGAGTCGCTTGCCGGGATTGTTGCTATTCGTATGCCAATCCATGAATCCACCCGGCGGATACCAAATAGCAGCCGTGCATGACTCACCGTATTGTTCGCGGTCTAGCCAACCGACACAGCACTGATTGTTGGATATTGGTAAATCTTCGTTTGGTGGAACTTCAGAATAAAAACGACCATTCACATCGCAATATCTTTTGGGGGGTATGTTCATACAAACCACACTCTGTAATAGCCATTTGCGCAGTCGGTGTATGAGACAAGTTTGTCTCCAGTATTTAAAGTTACTGGATTAGAAATTTGCGCCGCGCCGTCCCTTCTGTCATTTGCAGATATAAGAGCATTACTCGAATTTCTTCTTTCTAGCGTAACGTACTCTCCGTAGTCGCAGCCGTAACCACCTAGTTGTACTCGTTGCCATTGTATGGTAACTGATGCGGTTGCTGATACTGTTACGTTTTCAAGAATATATGGGTCAGAAACTGTTCCCGATCCGGCAGTAGCACCTAAGAAACTGTTGCCCGCTGTTGGCGTGGCTGTCGTGGTGGAGGAATACGATCCGGTGCCGATGGCGTTGACCGCCGCCACTCGGAACTGATACGCGGTGCCGTTTGTTAATCCTGTGACCGTCGCGTTGAGCGCGGTAGATGTGCCGTCAGAAAACGTAGTCCATGTTGATCCGCTATTGGAACTGTATTGCACAACGTAGTCAGTGATTGCACTGCCGCCGTCGTTTGCCGGTGCAGCCCATGTGAGATAAACACTGCCGCTGCCCTGCGACGGCGAGGCAAGCGATGTCGGAGCGGGTGGGGCAGCGGGCGGAATGATCCATGCCTGTACGTTTGTGAAACTTGAATATGGATGCTCAAAAATAAATGCAACCGTCGTTCCTGCCGATACGGTGCGAGTCAGGTCAACAGGACCATTTTCAAATTGCACAATGTCGCCGCCGGTAGAAAAATCAAAATTAATGTAAGAACCAGCCTCCGCCCAGACAGACCACTCTCCCGTGATTCGGAGCAACCCAGCCGAGTTTGCAGTCAGCGTAACCGCAGTGTTATAGAAGCCCGGAACAGTCAAACCGGACGCAGAAAGTTTGCTGGCCTCGCTGCCGTCGCCCGTCCAGCCAGTAGACGGTGATGCAGAGATGGGCGGCGGAGTTGGCACGCTAGGTTTTATGTAAAATCTGGAGTTTCTTGAAAGAAGATAATATCTTCCATTTTTTGTCTGTATTGGCATATGTCTATATATCGGGGCTTAGGATATTTTTCAAAGAACTGATGCTTCTATGAAAGCCTCGTCTATTTGTGTCGCATTTAATCCTAAAATTGAGCCCAATGTATTTATCCATGGGTGATTACGTTCTACATAAGGGGCATACTCCCATTCTATATTGATCAACTGTTTTTGTATTGGGTCTTCTATAGAATTAATGGCTTGTTTGACTGCTTCTAAAGAAATATTGTGTAAAACCAACCACATTCTAATCTGTCTGGCGGAAATAGATTCTGGAATTGGTGTCGTTAATTGTTGCCACTCTCCATTATTCCAAACATAGTTGTCTCCAGGCTTTTCTGGGGCTGCAACCCAAACGCTAGATTTTGGATTGTTATTAATGTTCCAATCATCTAATACTGATTGTTCTATTTCTTTTAGTTCAAAAGTTTGTACATTGTAGCATAATTTCATCATATATAAATCCTCGGATGATCTGAAGACTGTGTAGATCCATTCATGTTTGTAATTTGTCCGCCTTTAAGATCGTTCAAATCTCTGATTAGTGGAGCATAAAAGACTAGATTGTTGTTTATAATCTTATTGCACGCTATGCCTGTTGCTAAGGAGGTTATTTCTGGATTAGTCACCACTCTCTCCCAGATACCGACATTAGCTATTAATCCATCAAAAAATACAGAATAATTGGATGAGCCTATCTGAACCACAGTAAATGGATCTTGGCCTCCGGTAATAGCGTTGTTGTTACTGCCACTAGCCCCATTGACGAATGCGTTTCTTGTAGAATCGGAAACGAATCTGGCCACAACGTGAGTCCATGTATTAGTTGATACTGAAGCAAAACTAGTAGCTGTTTGAGAAGTAGTTTTAGTGACATGTGTTGCTAAAATTCTTCTACTGGTATCAATGAACATTGTCATTCTTCCATTGGTGCCCTGAAAGGCTTGAACACCCATTATTCTTTGAGTGGCGCTTGGAGTGGCACTTATTTTAATCCAGCAGCTCATAGTGATTGGCGTGTTAACAGAAAAATTATAGTCCTCTGTCAAGTATTGCGAAGAAGCTGCTGTGAATGAATAGCTCATCAGTTGTACCTTAAAGTAATGCCTATCAGTTCAGCATCCCCAACCATGGTGTCGTTTGTGGCATCTGTGCCAACTCTGCTAATTCTCACCCTAAACAGATCGCCAGCCGATAAAGAGTCTATGCTGGTTGAGCTAATATCTAAATAGACAGGTATGCCTGCCGTTGCTGAAGCGGTTGAGTTTGCCTCTGTAGCAGTGTGGAAGGAGTCTGCGTCATAATCTGTATTGCCTCTTTCAAATTCCACTCGCCACCTCACATTACCAGACGTAGCACTAGTGGCCATCCACGCAATCCTAACCGTAATGCCGCTAGCTAAAGAAATGCCATCAGGTATGATACCGACAAATACGCTTGATTCAACTAATGAATCATCAAAATCTAATACCAAGATGCTATTTCTAGTATCAATCGTTGCAAAATTTGAGGATGGTGGTTGATTACCGCTGCTAGTAAATTGACAAAATGTTTTAGACGCAGTTTCTAAGAATGTCGCATTACTAAAAGTTAATCTTTGAAGTGTTACGCTGCCACTCGTTGTTACATTATTGGTTCCATAGTCTATAGGCACGATTTATTCCTCATATTATTTACGCTGCTGACTTCAAAATGTGTATTTTTATTGCTCTGGCCACCTTGATCGTCTATGATGCACGTTGCGGTCTTAAAGAGTTGCCCCAACACTATATTAGAACGTGAAGAGACATTATTTCATCAGCGGAATGCCAAGATCTGGATCTACTTTATTGTGCAACATTCTTGCACAAAATCCCAAGTTTTTTGTTTCGCCTGCAACATCGGGCTGTCATGATGTCCTTTTCAACATACGCAATCAATGGGACCGCCTCATTGAGCACCAAGCGGAAGGTGTAGACTACGAAAGGTTACGTTCCGTTCTTCGTGCCGTACTTGATTCGTACCACGGCACGGAAAAAGAGATTGTAATAGATAAGGGTCGGGGCTGGCTATCCTTGATAGAGATGGTGCAGTTCATAACAAATGAGCCGCCCAAAATAATAGTACCAGTTAGGGACGTAGCAGAGATACTTGCAAGTTTTGAGCAGCTTTGGCGAAAGAGCACAGGACAGAGCCAGTGGATGTTTGAGAGTTCCGACTACTTCAAGTCTCAAACACTAGAAGGAAGATGCGATATATGGGCTTCCCAAGAACAGCCCGTTGGTTTGGCTTATAACCGAGTCAAAGATGCGATCTCTAGAGGACACAGTAAATTATTGCTTTTTGTAGAAATGGACAATTTAACAACTTATCCGGAAAAAACCTTGCAAAAAATATACAATTTTCTGGAAGAACCCCTTTTCAATCATGATTTTAAGAATGTACAGCAGTACACAAAGGAAGATGATCTGGGGATACATAGAATACCAGAACTTCATTCTGTAAGACCTGTTGTGGCTCCCGTGCCTCATAGAGCCTTGGAAATACTAGGATCAGCACTTAAAAATAAATACTCAGGAACAGAAGTATGGCGAAATGTAACTAATATAGGTTAAACACTTAATTGAGAGGAAAATATGGGAATTTTAGACAACAATCCAAATCAAGAAATAAATCCTTCTGAGAGAATTGCAAATATGCTAAAGCAACAGACCAGAAACACATTCACTCAACTGGTTCAAGCTTTCAACCAAGGAGCGCAATCTTTCTGGAGCGATCCTAACGCATCGCCTGCGGAGATCGCATTGGCTCTTGGCGAAGATGCCAAGGAAATTTTTGAACTACATGGAAAGATAGGTGTTCTTTTGGCTGAGATCAAACCTGAAGCCATACAGCCTGGATTATCTGTCGTGGGTCAATTTCAATACAATTCAGATGGTACGGTCACAATCGTAGAATCTTCAGATCATGACACGCGTGAGGTATAATTGATACGAATTACTGACGAAAATCGTAACATTATTCTTGACAAATATATTGAGACAGCATTCAAACATTTGAATATTAGTAAAGAGGTTTATCTGTTTGCCTGTCAAAGATTCATACAAAGCAAGAACATTTTGTCTAATGAAATCCTAGAAAAAGAGATCCTACAGTTATATCCACGCCTATTAGAAAATAAATGAATAGAATAGAAAAAGCATTGTATATGATTGATCGTAATGGAGTGGGCTTGGAAATTGGACCAAGTTTTGCACCCATAGCCCCAAAAAAAGAAGGATTTAATGTTGAAATTGTTGATCATTTGACCGCCGCCGAACTAAAAATCAAATATCATGTTGATAATATTGAAGAAGTAGATTATGTGTGGACTGGTCAGCCTCTTGATCAATTAATTGGCAAAACCGAGGCGTATGATTACATTATTGCGTCACATGTCATAGAACACACAACTGACTTTATCGGTTTTCTTCAACAGTGTTCTGCTCTTCTAAAGCCAACGGGCGTATTGTCGTTGATTGTTCCTGATAGGCGTTATTGTTTTGATTATTTCCGGTTTCCTAGTAGCACCGGGGATGTTCTGCAGGCTTATTTTGAAAATCGTTCGCGCCACACACCTGGCGCCGTTTTTGACCACTTCATTTCAGCCTGCTCTTTAAATGGACAAATGTCATGGGGTAAAGGATCTGGCGGAGAGTTAGGTCTAGTACACAGCATTGAACAAGCAAGTGAACTTATGGAGTTGGCGAAATCAAATTCTGGGTATATAGACTGCCACAATTGGCGATTCACGCCATCTAGTTTGAAGCTTATTCTTTTAGATACTCAACAACTTGGTTTAGTAAATTTGCAAGAAATTTTTAGTTTTGATGTACGAAACCCCCAAGACACGCAGCCCCTTGTTCAACCGCACGAATGTTGTGAGTTTTATATTTCTCTTGGAAAACATACCGATGACACAGATAAACAGCAGAATAGATTGAATTTAAAAAAAGCCATTATGAAAGAAATTTTAGATTCTTAGATCCAGTTTTCAAAAATGTTTGAAGGGTAATCTGTGTGCTTTGCCAAGAATTCTTTTACTAGCGATAGTTGATTTTCGTGCATCATATTTAGTTTATTCTTGATCACTGGCGAACCGATCGTTAGCATTTGATAAGGAAAATTGTAAATGGCATTGAAATTAGGGTTAGTTGATGCGTGAAGTTGAAATGGTTCATGGTCTTCAACATATGCCGAGTAGCTGAAGCCCGATTTGGCAAGGTGCTCAGTTAAAGTGCATTCAAACCGCGCGACAGCCTCAGTTAGCGTGGCTGTAAATGCAACAGATTTCCAATAGTCCTGAAAGGATTGACTTGTGAAGACTTTATTGGTGAATGCCAAGAAAAAAGACTGTATGTGTCTAGGAATTCGTTTGTCCAGAAAATGCACCGCTTCAGGGCGATTTGAATCACAAAGTTCAGGAAAGATTGTAAGACCCCAAAAGTCATCATTTTTCTTTTCCATAGTCTCAAAAACTGACGACCATGGAATGAATGGACCAATACAACTTGAATTCACAAGCAGGAGTTCATCAAAAGTTGACAAGAAGTCCATTCCAAGATAAGTAAGTGAGTCCTTCCAAGCGCCAAAATCATAGCCGACGTTATCCCGACAGTAAATATTTGAAGAAATTCTATCCAAGCACAACCTCTCAGCAGGCGATAGCCTTGAATTTGAAACCAAAAGCAAGTAGTCAACTTCTGAGTAGAGCGATTTTATGAAATATTCATCTTCGGCCGACACGCTGGTCTCTTTGCCAAAATATACATAAATGGCTATTCTTTTGCGAGAAGAGGTTCCTGGTCCCGTGTCAAATGCAACAACTTTTTCATAAGAGTATTGATTGCACCTGGCCAGGTAGGGCAGAACGCGCTCTATAGTTTCTGCGAGCGTTGATTCAACCTGTTGATCTTCGGATTCAAATGATTCATACGTCAAGCCTAAAGAAAATAGTTGCCTAATTGAGTTTGTGCGCGCCCAAAAAAAGCTTCCGGCAGAAAAGTCGGGCTCATCGGGAAGCGAAGGCACAGTTGAGGAATCCCCCAAACAATCATTCAATAAGTCTTGACAGTTGGATTTCTGACCTGGTCCCCAAGACAGATGAGTGCTAATAGGAGCATAAATAGGAACACCAATAATTCCAATGTCAGGATTGCATAGAAATGTACTTAAAATCTGTTTTACATTACTTTCGCTCCCCAGAAGATTTTTTGCGAGGTATCTCCTCCATAGGTGTCCCCAACTCACTGTCCTTGACTTCTTGCTATGTATGTGCAAAACAAATTCGTATCGGTCAATAATGTCCGAAAGCTCAACAATAAATGGACCCAAGTCGCGCCCACGATTAGGAACCAACTTGATTGAAATATTTGAAGCGCTAATGAAGCGATGTTTGTTGCTTTTCACCAATTCTAGAGATAATTGATCACAAACGGTAACTATTAAATCATAGGTTGTAGGGATGCAATTAATTGAATCAATAAACTCGTCAAGAAGGTCTGAAAAGTATAAGTGAAGATGAACTATTATGGTGACGTTATGTAAATTAGCGTGCGTTGCTGGCCCTTTAGCAATTATCCCTGGGCGGTTAGGCAGTTTGTTTATTGCTCTTGAAAGCGTATTGATATTTGCATATCCAAAACGAGCATCCGGCTCCAGGTATGTTCCCTCTCCCCATTCATTCCATCCGTTGACAAAAATAAAACGCTCATTTTCGGGGAATGCGCGGACTGTATATTCCCATACTTTACGACACCAGCTGTAAAACTTATCTCCACTAAATTTAGCCCAAGAACTCCATCCTTCTTTGCGACGAGCATAATTATCCCAGCCCATCATCACACATCGGTAAATTGGAAAACTTACACTATCTGCCAGTCCTTTGTTTTGAAGAATAGAATCTACAAATTTCTCGTAGTCATAGATGTAAGCATCCGACTGATTACAGGCCAAAGATCTTTTGTCTAACTGCTCAACCGTAGAGATCGGTCGCGGAGGAAATTCAACAAATTTATCAATGAACGATGGCTCGTGGTTGAAAAATGAGCTATCGTACACAGCCCAAACACTAATCTCACCTATGCCATTATCTCTGCACCATTGGCGCCAATTATTGATGACCAACTCGGCATTGGGAATCTCCGATAGCTTGTATATAATTATGATTGGCTTTTTGTTTATGCAAATATAACGTCTATCCTGGAATAGTACTGAAACATCTTCTATGAATCTAATGTCCCAATTCTCTTCGTATTGCTGCTCTATAAGTATTTCGTTGTCAAGTCCATCCCATCTTCTTGTCCAGTTTTCATTGGCCCAACATATAATAAATCCATGATCAATGTCTTGACGTTGAATGAAATTGTTAATAGGCTTATCAAGTAGCTTTTTGCCACCAAACCAGTAATAGTAGAAGCAAAACCCATCCACGCCAGAAGATTTGGCGATTTTGACTTGCTTGTCAAGAACATTGTCATCATCCAAATCGTAATAGCCTATATCGGGATGGGGGACTCTAGGCTGGTAATGTGAAGAAAAACGCGGCAGAGTTTTTGAAGTGTTAGTCCATTCAGTAAATCCCTTGCCCCACCATTTATTATTTTCAGATGTCTCGTGAAACTGAGGCAAATAAAAAGCAATTGTTTTTACACATGATGGTATTGCACGAGGCTCTTGTCGCTCATAGAACTGAGAATAGGCGAGTTGATACGATAGGCTTTTGATGAGTGTCTTTTCTGCCGTTCTGTGGTATATTTGCTTGAAACTGTCTTGTTTTGTATGCTTCCAATCAATTATTGTCTTGTTATTTGCCTCTTGATATGAACCAAAAATTGTTGGAATCTCAACCACATAACACTCGTCATTGTACATTTTTATCAGGCTGAAATATTCTTTGTTGGGAGCATTACGATTGAGGATTTTGATTTTTTCTTGCTTAGGAAAACAAAACTTTAAGTTTTCTTCTTTGATGATGTATCCAAAAATTCTCTCTAAAGAATGAGAGTATGTGCCGTCAACCGTGCAGTTAACCTTTCCCACTTCGCTAGTTAGCAATAGATCAAGTTTAGAAAAATACTGGTTCAATCTGTTCTGAAACAGCTTGGTTCTACTCATGAACATATTGCCGGCGGCAAATTGAGAATTTTTATACAAGTCATAATTCATGCCTATTATCTGACAGAGATGCTTTGTTTTTTTTGCATTTGTCATTTCGCCACTCAACAAGAATGCTTCATTGCAAATCATGCCACAACTTTGATCTGATAGCATTGACTCTACGTTAGAAATAAAAACTTCTTTAGAACCAATAAGATCATTCAATAAAACCACTCTCCAGTTTACTTGATTATTGTTGCCAAATTTGCTTTTTTTTGAATGGATCTTGATGAATAAGTCTTCTTCTAAGCATCTTATTTGATGCAAAAATGGCGCAATATCAACTCCATAATTTTTGTGAATTGATATTTGATGATCAAAGCCACTCAAATCTACTTCAAAATTTTCATCTTCGCATATCGCTACATAAAGCTTTATCTTGTCGGATATTGGCCTTAGTAATTTTTCAAATTCTGGCCATAAATTTATGTGGTATAATTGCAAGCAGACTGCAACTTTTTTCATGGTATAATTTCTGCCGTTAAAACTGCCATTCCGGCCAGCCCTAGTCCAGATAAAGTAGATGACACTGCTGATGAACTGACTTGACTAATATCAACCACTGCAACCCAACGAATGGTTTTGCTCGCCACACCGGTAACCCTTATTTCAAGAGCCTCATTGGTATCGTCAGCCACAACACTGGCACTGGCGGCGCTAAGAGTACTTTCAACGCCATTTTCAGTTATAATTGATCCTACCAATGCAGTGCCATTAGATTGATTTCTTCTTATTCCTCCCCTAAAAATCCACCATCCTCCTTGATTATCTGTATCATTATAGGCACTTAGTTTAATTGAGAATGTCCATGTGGTCTCAGCGGGAATCGTCAGCCTTTCGCTACTTCCATTAAGGAATAGCACCTGATTGGCGGTTGCGTTTGTGGTTTCTCTTCTTGCGACAAGAATGCTGTGTTGTGCGTCACCATCGGAACCAAACCTCCCTGCCGCATGACTTACCTCTCCGTGTTTTGAACTAACAGCACGAGCTCCGCCAAGAACACAACTGTACGTGCCACTCGCGGTATTATTTTGTCCGCCACTTACTGTGCTTCTTGTTCCGCTTGACGCGTTGCTAAGTCCCCCGCCCACGGTGCTGTAGGTGTTGCTGGCGGTGTTGCTTTGACCCCCGCCCACGGTGCTGGAGTAGCTGGCGGCGTTGTTGCCAATTCCCCCGCCCACGGTGCTGTTGCTGCCGGTGGCGGTGTTGAGAGCTCCGCCCCCCACGATGCTGTATTGGCCGCTTGCGGTGTTGCTAAATCCCCCGCCTACTGTGCTGCGGTTTCCGCTTGATGTGTTGCTAAATCCCCCGCCCACGGTGCTGTAGGTGTTGCTGGCGGTGTTGTTTCTACCGCCGCCTACTGTGCTGCGCAGTCCGCTTGCTGTGTTGCTAAATCCCCCGCCCACGGTGCTGTAAATGCTGCTTGCGGTGTTGCTAAATCCCCCGCCTACTGTGCTGCGGTTTCCGCTTGCGGTGTTGCTCTGTCCCCCGCCCACGGTGCTGTAGGTGTTGCTGGCGGTATTGCTCAGACCGCCGCCTACTGTGCTGTAGTTGCCGCTGGCGTTGTTGTTATTTCCATTAATTACTTGACCAACAACAGTGTCGGTTTCTGCTGTGTTAACAACACTGACTTCGCTCCAAGTTTGACCATTAGCTCCAACATTAGACGTTAAAGTTAAATTTACCTGACTTCCGAACTGAGAGGCACTACTAATTGTTCTAGTGATTAAATTCCAAGTGCCGTTATAAAAGTATCTTATTTGCACAGCGTTAGTGGTAGTATTATCAAAATCTGCTGCTGTTGCACTAAACACCGTTATGCTGCTTGTACTAAATGCTATACTATTTGCTCGTCTAACCTTTTCGGCAGCAACGTTATTGGCTCCTCCGCCGATGAATGATATTTGACTTTGTGCTAGATTGTTCTGCCCGCCACCCACGGTGCTATTCGTCCCTTGTGCCGAGTTCTGAAATCCTCCACCTACGGTGCTCTGAACACCTGTGAATACCGATTGTATGCCGCCTATTATCTGGTTTGCCCTGAGAGTTGTGCCGTTAAATGTGAAATTGCTGTCGCCGGATGCAATATTGCTTGAATTTTTGTATACGACTTGATTGGCAGAACCAGCGACGGGTCCAGTTATTCCCTGTATTCCCTGACTACCTGTGGTTCCCTGACTGCCTGTGGTTCCCTGACTGCCTGTGGTTCCCTGACTGCCTGTGGTTCCCTGACTGCCTGTGGTTCCCTGACTGCCTGTGGTTCCTTGTGAACCAGCTATGCCTTGGCCGCCGGTAGTTCCTTGACTGCCGGTGGTTCCTTGGATACTTTGTGCTGCCCCTATTGTTAAAGTATCGTTGGCTGAATTGTATGTTAATACAATGTTGTTACCTGCAAGTAACTCTGTCGTTAAATTTGCAGTGCTTCCTTGTGTTCCTTGGCTGCCTGTGGTTCCCTGCGATCCTGTTGTTCCCTGCGATCCTGTTGTTCCCTGCGAGCCTGTGGTTCCCTGCGAGCCTGTGGTTCCCTGCGAGCCTGTGGTTCCCTGCGAGCCTGTGGTTCCCTGCGAGCCTGTGGTTCCCTGCGAGCCTGTGGTTCCTTGGATACTTTGTGATGCGCCGATTGTTAAGGTATCGTTGGCTGAATTGTATGTTAATACAATGTTGTTCCCTGCAAGTAACTCTGTTGTTAAATTTGCGGTGCTTCCTTGTGTTCCCTGCGATCCTGTGGTTCCCTGCGATCCTGTGGTTCCCTGTGAACCTTGCACACCAATTGATCCCTGATTTCCTTGTGAACCTGTTAATCCTTGTGAACCTGTTAATCCTTGTGAACCTGTTGTTCCTTGTGAACCTGTTGTTCCTTGTGAACCTGTTGTTCCTTGTGAACCTGTTAATCCTTGTGAACCTGTTAATCCTTGTGAACCTGTTAATCCTTGTGAACCTGTTAATCCTTGTGAACCTGTTAATCCTTGTGAACCTGTTAATCCTTGGCTACCTGTTAATCCTTGTGAACCTTGGCTACCT